GTGGTCGCTGTATAGTCCGTGCCACTTTTAAGTAACACCCCATTTTGATAAACGTCCATATACAAACTATCTGAATAGCTCAGTGTCAGAGCGTTAGCATCACTGCCACTGAATGATGTCTGTCCTGCTGTCGCTTGGTATGTGAAACGACTACGGACTGAGTTTTTAGGTGCTTTACCTATGTATGGCATTTATTTATCCTCATTGACTTGGACCTTTACGCTCAAACATAATTGCAGTTCTAGTAGTACCACTTGAACCTTCTATTGCTCCACCAGTGGAAACAGTACTTAAATCTAATTTTACTTTTACATTTGAAGTATCGGTTACATTAACTAGACTAAAACCTGCAACAGAGTTATTTACGTTTTCTGTACCATCTTCCCCTGCTCCAATTCGCATAACTTCATCATATGCACCACCATTGTTTTGAGTAACTTGTAACCTTATTCTTATAACTAGGTCATCATTAGTTGTATAAATATCTGCCATGGCATCAACACGATATAAACCTGTTCTTGGAAATGTAAATAATCCTGAAGAAACAGACATATTTGTACCTATTGTGCCAGAACTTGCATCATCTATGCGTTCCCAATTTGTAAGGTCTCCGTCTGCGTCAAGGTCGGCAGTCAACCTGAACATATCTATCATGTAATTAGAAGCCTCATTAACTTCACCAAGACCATCACCTATGATTTTAGTTAGTGCCATTTACTTATCCTTATGCGTAAGGGCTAGTACCCAATGTGCTTGCATCCCAAGCTGCTTTTAGCTTGGTAATATTATCTGCCGCATCTATAGCAGAGGTAGATGTTGCATCTCTCAATGCTTTCTTCTTTGTAACACACGCTGATTGTGCAGAACTATCACTAGCCTCTAATGCCTTCATATAGGTCACATCTTCAGCTTCTAACAATGGCTTTCTAACTTCTCTTATCTTGTCCTTAAATATCTCTTTTGCTTTTGTCATGTCCTCGCTTATGACATCACCGTTCAAAACCCACGCTCCTCGAAAGTGTCGGTCAGAAGGTTTCGTTACACTTGAGGCATCTGCCGTATTGCCATTCATGTCTGTGATATAAGATTTCGCCATAGTTTTACTCCTTTATGCCGCTACTTCATTGTTTATAACAAGATCCTCGCTAATTTGCCAAGCATTTCGCCATTCACGAGTTCCTGGTAACTGGTCTTTTTTACAAATCACCATTTTGGGTTTGTTCGATTTATCCCAATCACGCCAAACGTGTTCAGGTATGTCTTTCATTATTAAATACTCTATTGCCTCTTCTTCAGTCATAGAACCAATGGGAGGCATATTGTGTAGAAGCTCTGGACCTTGTGTATGCTTTACAAAGTCAGGCTTGTTCTCATCTTTCTTCAGTTCCCAATAGGATTGCACTGGTGGTAGTATCCCACCCTGTAATGCACAAGCCATCCAGTTAGGGTCAGGATGTGTAATTTTAGCAGGGTTTTCCATATCGTTAGGGTCTTCCCACACT